GATAATGCAATACACACACTTAAAATAGTAGCTACAGATGCAGAAAATGCAATTGTTGAGAAGGTTTTGAGTATAAGTAAAGAAATAATGCCACTTCAAACTGATGCAACTTTACAAGATATATCATCTAAATTAGTAGAAATTGGAGAAGGATTTAGAAATGGGAAAACAAGTATCATAAATGTATTGGCATTAAAGAATATTGAATCAAGTTTAAATAATACCTTAGTTGAATTGTCAGAGAAAATCAAGGTAGGTTTTGATAGCGGAGACGCTAGTTTACAAGATTTGATGAATCAATTAACACAAGCTAATAATACTATAACACAGTTAAATACTAAGTATAAAGTTGCTAGTGGAATTACTTATCAACTCAATAAACCAAGTTTATCTGCTACTTTTTATAATGGTGGTTATATTACTACCCAAGATTATTGGATTAATGTTAGCAATCTCGGTTTTGTTCCTCATATTTTTATAGCTGAGTGCGATTTTACAAGGAATAGTTATTTAACTAAGAGTTTAGTTTTTGCTAGTTATGGTGTTTTTAGTAAAGATTATGTAATTTCTTCGTATTTTAGACGTCAAACAGATTCAACTTTTTCCTCACATGGTAGCATTTATAATCTTAATGAAAAAGATGTTTATGTTGATGGCAGGGGTGTTCAACTTCCTGCTTTTAATAATTACGATTTTGCATATAAATGGTATGCTATAAAATTTATATAAAAGAGGTGATAAAATGAATAGAGCAAATAGAATAATCTATGACCAAACAGGTAAAATACTGTTGCAAACAGGAGAAGCAACAGGGGATATATTAGAACATGATGAAATAACAGAATTACATTGTATTGATGTTCCGTATGGAAGTATTGATTATGCTAAAAATAGAATTACAGGTATAAATATAGAAACTAAACAACCAATCTTAGAAGAAATACCAGTATATATGAGTGAAGAAGAAAAAAGAATACAAGAGTTAGAAAATCAAATTTTATTAAATGAAAATGAAAAAGTAGGAGGATTATTATAATGAATATAAACAATGTCGTAGTAAGAATATTAGCAGAAAGAATATTAAACAAAGGATTAAATCCTTTAAAAAACAGACCTTTTGAATTGGATGATGTGACTAACACAGAGTACAGAAAAGCAGTAGAAGATTATATAATTAGAGAAAGTGGAGTAGTAGAAGGAGCAGAACCAACGTTATAGAAGGTTCTTTTTTTATTTCAACTTAATAAAAATCCATGAAAAAAAATACTAGAAAAACATATTAAAATCACAATTTTAATTGGTGGAAAAGAGTCTTATTTTATATTATAGGCTCTTTTTTATGTATATAACTATAACTAGGTTTTGAATAATAAGGAGGGAAAGAATGAATATTTATGATGGAAAATTAAACGCTATTACAGCAGTAATTGGAACGTATTTTACGTGGTTATTTGGAGCTTGGGAGGAAGTACTGGCTATCCTATTAACTCTTATGTTAATAGACTATCTGTTTGGAGTAATCAAAGGGTTTGTACTTAAGAAGCTTTCTAGTAATGTAGGATTCAAAGGAATTGCAAAAAAAAGTGGAATACTTGTAATTGTGGCAGTAGCAGCATTATTAGACAGACTAATAAATAATGGAGACTGGATATTTAAGACATTAGTTTGTTATTTTTACATAGCGAATGAAGCATTAAGTATAACAGAAAATTGTGCAGCGATAGGTTTACCAATCCCAAATAAAATTAAGGAAGCATTAGAACAACTTGGAAAGGAGAACAAATAAATGAAAATAGGTATAAATTGTGGACATACAAAAGTAGGGGCAGGCTCTGGAGCTATAGGTAAAATAAATGAGTCAACAGAAACTAGGAATGTAGGATATAAAGTAATAGATAAATTAAAAAAATTAGGTAATAATGTAGTCGACTGTACTATAGATAAAGCGTCTACTCAATCAGAATGTTTATCTAAAATAGCAACACAAGCAAATAGACAAGATTTGGATTGGTTTGTAAGCATACATTTCAATGCTGGTGGTGGCAAAGGGTGCGAAGTTTACACATATAAAGGTAAACAGTATCAAGACGCTATAGATGTTTGTAAAAAAATTTCTGATTTAGGATTTATAAATCGAGGTGTAAAAGATGGAAGTGGCTTATATGTAGTAAAGAAAACAAAAGCTAAAAGTATGTTAATAGAAGTATGCTTTGTTGATACAGAAGATGCGAATAAATATTTGAATTTAGGAGCTGATAAGTTAGCTAGTGCAATTGTAGAAGCTATAACTAAACATGTGAGTTCAGCAGAAGAAAATAATTACAATAGATATAAACACACAATTGTTTATGCTGGAGATGATAAAGTAGCAGCAGACATTTTAGGTTTATATTATAAGAGAGCAAAAGAAAGTTATCTAGTCACAGACATAGAAAATTATAAACCACATCGAACACAAAATTTATATGTTGTTGGTGGTGGAGCTAGTAAAAAAATGGTGGAAATAGCTAAAAATACAGGTGAAAAGTTTACACAAATATACGATAGTGATGTTTGGGAAACAATTAAAAAAGCATTGCTATTTATAAAAAAGTAAGATATTAAGCATAACAATAAATACTATATCCAGATTCAACTCGAATATAATACATAATATTAGGAGGGTTACAATATGTTAGACATACAAAAATATCAGCTTTTCAATGGGGAATGTATTGAGGTAATGAAAACTATAAAAGACAAATCAATAGACTTAATTTTATGCGACCTTCCTTACGGAATGACTAATTGCAAATGGGATAGTATTATAAACTTAGAAGAGATGTGGAAACAATATAATAGAATAATAAAAAATAATGGAGCTATGGTTTTATTTTCAGCTCAACCATTTACAACTAAATTAATTGCATCTAATTTAAAAAATTATAAATATAGTTGGTACTGGATTAAAAATACAAAAACAGGATTTGCATTTTGTAAATATCAGCCTTTACGATGTGTAGAGGATATAAATGTTTTTTATAAGAAGGCACCTTTATATATACCGCAGAATTTAAAAAAGTTGGATAAGCCAATTAAAAAAGTAAAAAAAGAAGGTAGTCAAGGAGAAATATATCATGGTGGATTAACTGGCAAAGAATATATACAAGAATACACAAATTATCCTAGTAACACATTATATTTTAATAAAGAAACTAATTGTATCCATCCAACCCAAAAACCAACAAATTTATTAGAATATTTAATAAAAACATATACTAGAGAAAATGAGGTTGTATTAGATAATTGTTTTGGAGGTGGTGCGACTGGTGTAGCATGTGCAAATACTAAAAGAAAGTTTGTAGGTATAGAACTAGACAATAATGATTTTAGACAGGGTAAAAATAGAATAGAAAGAGCATACAAAGATAATTTATAAATAAAAAAGAAGGTAGCAACTAATTTACTAGTTTCTACCTCCTTTTTTTATTCTTCTTCATCTACATAATCATCTTCAATGCCATATGGCTCTACTTCCTCAACACCATATTTATCCTCAAGAGAACTAACTTTGAAAATCCAATCCCTTCCAATTTTTTTACAGTCCTCCTCATTTTTAAAAGCACCTCTTTTTATTGCACTCAACAAGGTGGCTTGAGGAATATTATATCTTTCACTAGCATCTGCTAAAGAAATAAAACCATCAAAAGTTGCATTTTCTTTTGCATTACCAGCCACTAAACCTATTTGATAAGCTAACATAAAATCAGTATTTTCTATATTCATAAAAAGTTCTTCGGGAAAGCTTATTTTAGCTCCCAAGTAAGCAGGTAATAATATACTCAATATTGCGTTCCTATCTTGCATCCTGCAAGCAGAATTAAGTTGCAGTAATTTGCTAACACTCAAAACCTTACTTTTCCCTATTTCAAAACCTAGGTCATGAATTTCTTTATTACTAATCATTTTCAATTCCCTCCTATTTAATGTTTATACAATTATAATAACGTATTAACGTGATAAAGTCAATGCATAAATGTTTAAAAATATTTTAACATGTTTTAACGTTATTTATATTGACTTATGCACGTTTAGACGTTATAATATAATTAACAAATAAAATACAGGGGGGATAAGTAAAGATGAAAAATTTATTTAAAAAAGCACATGAAATGGCAGGAGAAATAAAAAGAAAATATAATGATGTGGATTACAAAGTACAATTTAGTCTTTGCTTATCTTTCTTAAATAAAAAAGGGGATATAAAATTGAAAGAGTTAAATGGGTCTGAAAAACAAATCAAATGGGCAAATAATATAAGAAAAGACATTTTAATATTAGTAGATGAATTGGAAAAAATTGATATTGAAGAAATAAAAAAATGGAAAGAGGATGATACAGTTAAAATAATAGAGAAGTGTAAAAGAAAAATTGAAAGAATAAGAGAAGAAATAAGAAATATAGATAGTGCAAAGTTCTTTATAGATAACTTTAGATATATTTTAGAATACAATTCCTTAACTCAAAAATCAGCTTATATAAATAGAACATTAAAAGATTCTTCATTCGCTGAAAAAAATAGAAATTGGGGTTTTTTACAAGCAGAAACGCAAGCACCTTATAAACTAAAAAAAATTAAAGATTATAATACAACTTATGAAGAAGCAAAAGAAAAAGCAAAAGAAATAACATTTAATAATTTGTGGGCTAATGAAATAAAGGAAAATGTACTTGAAGTAGTTGAAATATTCGACGATGCAGCAAAGCAAGCTCCTAACACATATGAGATAGAAAAAACTAAAGAATATATTATAGAAACATTAATACAAGAAAATCCTAATTTTTATATAAATGGATTCAAGGAAGTTAAAAAGAAAGCAATTGAAAAGTGTAGAAACATAGAAGAACCTAAAAGAAAAATAGAAATAATATGGAGCTTGTTCTATGAAGCAGTAAACTGTTAAAAAGATTTCAAAAAAATACACAATATATAATTTGGAGGTTTAAAAATGAATAATAAAGAAGAAAGAATTATAGCTTGTAAAAGCGTATTTAATTTAAATTTATTCAAAATAAAAGATGAAAAAAGTTTAGAAATTAAAGAATGTGAAGAATATATAAGAATATTAGAAGAAGAATGTAATTATAATGCAAAAGAGTTAAAAGAAAAACTTGAAAAAACTTTAGAAAAAATAAAAGATAAAAAAATAAAAGAAAGAGAATCAGAAAAAGAAAGATATAATATTAAATTAGAAGATATTATAGTTTATATAATAAAAGATAATAATAGATTTATTTTAGCTAATGAAAAATATAAGTATCTTGATAGAGTAATAGAATTACTAAAAGAAGTTAAAATTGTAGAATATAATTACAAGAATAGAGCTGTAGTTTCTTTTGATAATTTGAAAAAAAGCAATTTAAAGTATCAAATATTAGAGAAAAACACTACTAGGGAAAAAAGTCTAAAAGAATTAGAAGGAATACCAGAAAATATAAAAAAAATAAATGGAAAAGTATTTACGAATGATTTTGGTTGTTTTATTGCTACTTGCGATGAGAATGGTAAGATAAAAAAATATCTTACTGAAATAATAAATAAATCAAGAAGTGGTAAAAGTATAACTTACAAAGTACAAGATATTAAATTTGAAAATAATTATTACATAATAAGAAATAAAGAAAGTAAAAGTTTTTATACAGAAGTATACAAATTTGAAAATGATACTTGGTATAAAGTAAGTTATAATAACATTGTACAGTATAAAGAATTGTAAAGTAAAAAGAGTTATAAATATTTTATATTTATAACTCTTCATGTAAAACTAATTTAGTATAATTTAAACAACTTGCAATATTATGCAATTTAAGCATGACATTTTATAACTAACATAGTACAATTTAAACAGAATATTATGCAATTTAAGCATGATATTTTATAACTAACATAGTACAATTTAAACATGTATATTGCAAGTATAAACATTAAATGTTTATGTTTTAATTATATAAAAAATAATCTGATGTGTCAAAGTAAATTTGAATTAAAAATATATAAAATTTTGACTTGTGACAAGTATAGTTCTTAGAGTGTTATATAATTAATATATAAATTAAATGGAGGAAAAACAATATGATAAGAAATGTAAAAGAATCTACATTAAGAAGAAAAGAAAAAATGTTTACTTTTGAATTAGAGGATTCTAAAATTAAATTGCTTTTGTCTATACTAGAGTCTATTAAAAAAGAAGGCAATAAAGAACTAAAAGAACTAGAACTAATTTTTAAAGAACCAAATGTAAATGAAGAAATTGTTGAGAAGTTTATATTAAAATATAAATATGATAAATATACATCTGATTCACCAAAGATAATGTTAAATAATAAAATATACTCAGTTAAGTATGAAAAAGAAAATATGGCTGAATTTGCATCTATCGAGTATTTTATGCCATGTTATCAAAATTTTATAAAAAATATGGACAAATATAATGATGCAAGTATATTTAAAGAAAAAGAATTTTATATTAATAAACTTAATGATTTTAAAGAGTCTATTAAAAATTTAGACATATTAATAAAAGAGGATAATCCAGACGAATATAGAGTATTTACAACTTTTTATTTACCTATAGGAAAATTATTAGATGATAATTTTATTAATTCACTTATTGATACATTAGATGATTACCATAAAAGTATAAATGATGAACTAGTTTATATCTATAGACACTAAAAAATGGTTGTTATATAAATTAAAATGAATTATTCAAAAGAGAAGAGGAGTAATATATTATGAATGAAAATATAAAAGATAAAATAACAACTTTTGAGTTAGAAGAATCTAAGCTTAAATTATTATTAGATTTACTAGAAAATGAATTAAAAAAAGAAAATAATAACAATTTAGATGAACTAAAAGAATTAAATCTTATTTTTAAAGAACCATATTTAAACGAAGAAATTGTTAATAAATTTATATTAAAATATAAATATAAGGATAAAGAACCTTCATACTTAGGTTCACCTCAAAGTGTGAAATTAGGTGATAAAATATATGCAGTCGAATATATAAATGATGATATAATTAAATCTTTAGCTATAGTTGATTATATACCTTTTTATGAGAGTCTTATAGAAGATATTGAAAAATACAGTGATAGTGGAGTATTCAAAGAAAAAGAATTTTACCTGAATAAGTTAAATGATTTTAAAAAAGATATAAATAATCTAGGAATAGAGATTGAAACAGATGATGAGTGTGAATATAAAATATTAACGATATTCCATTTACCAATTGAGAAAGTTTTAGATGATAATTTTATTTCATCATTTATTAGAATTATAGATAAATATGAAAAAGATGTTGAGGAAGAATTAATTTACATATATAAAAATTAAGTTAAAAGAGGTAATTTTGATGGAAAAATATTTTATCGAAGAATGGTACTATGTAAATATCACGCATGAAATAATATATATAGAAGAAGCTTCAATGACTATAAATAATTAGCTAAATACATATCAAAAATAAAACTTCAAAAGACTATAGTTATATAGTCTTTTGAAGAAAAATAGGAGTGTATAAAAATGAATAATCAAAAAATTAAAAGATTTTTAAAAATAATAGATAAGAACATAGATAAAATCAAAGAAGAAGCTATTAAAACATATAAAGAAAGTTTTTTAGAAGAAAACAATAATATAAGAATACATATAAATCTAGCAGGAAAAGTTGAAGCTCTAGCAGTTCCACACTTTTGTAAATATACAGAGGATATTTATGAAAGAGAAATCTTTGTTTGTGAATTTAATAAGGAAAAAATTAGTATTGACGAACTGCTTGGAGAACTCTATTATTTAAAGGACTACGAAGAATTTAAGAAATGGTGTAATGATGAAGAAGAAAATTTAAGCTGGTATAATTATAAAAAATTCAATGAAGATAATTTTGACGAGTTAGTTGAAAGACATATAGAAGATAGTTTATCAGATTTTTTAGAGGAATTAAATGAAAGCATTGAAAATCGCAAAAAAGAATTGCAAGAAATAGTTGCAAACTAAGAAAAAAAGTATTATTATTAAAACATATAATATTATTTTTTAGATTAACTATGTGGGATTTAAATTGTTTTTTAATTTATTATGAAATAATATTATATCATTTTTTTAGATTAACTATATGGAAGTGAAAACAGTACATTTAACTAAATGTACTGTTTTTTATTACATTAAACACATATATTATAATCATGATACTTTTATAATTTATATTACTTTATACAGTGATAAATTGTCGTACTAAATTACCCTAACCACATGGAATGGAACATCCTGTAAGTGGTCTTAGAGATGTAATGCATGGAAAAGGACTTGCAGCTTTGACTCCAAGTATTGTAGAAAGTTCATGGGATAGTGATATTGAAAGATTTGGGAAGATATCAAAGATATTAGGAGGAACTTGTGCAGAAGATTGTTTAGATGTAATTAGAAATTTCCTTAAAAAAATAGATTTAGATATAAAACTAAGTGATTTGGGTGTTGAAAAATCAGATATAGACTGGTTAACTGATAATTGCATGAAAATATCAGCTGCAAATATTAAGAGACATCCAAAAACTTTTAATAAGGAACAAATAAGGGAAATATACCACAAATCTCTATAA